TAAGTATGCATATTTCCACAAATAAAATGAAACGATTATGAGCTACAAAGATCGAATTAAAGAACTAAAACGAGTGCCTGCTGGGGAGCTTTTGCCGAACCCTAAAAACTGGAGAGAACACCCTGAAAAGCAGAGATCTGCGCTTTCCGGTGTATTGGCTGAAGTAGGCTGGGCAGATGCTGTTATTGCTCGCGAGACCTCTGCCGGTTTAATGCTGATTGATGGCCACCTGCGCACGGAAGTCGCCCCTGATGACACGATACCCGTGCTGGTTCTCGATGTGGACGAAGATGAAGCTGACAAGATACTTGCAACACATGACCCCCTGGCAGCAATGGCTGAGACGAATGCCGCTGCACTCGATTCGCTGCTGCGTGACGTGAACACAGGCAGCGAAGGCGTGCAGGAGATGCTGGCAGAGCTCGCAAACTCTGCCGGGCTTTATCCCGATGACGCAAAAGAAATCGTTGAGGATGAGGTGCCAGAGCCGCCCAAGAAGGCAGTAGTGAAAGAGGGTGAAATCTGGCAGCTTGGCAGTCATCGGCTGATGTGTGGTGATTGCCGAGATAGTAAAAGCGTATCAAGTTTGATGAATAGCTTAAAAATCAACGTTGCAATTACATCACCACCATATGCTTCACAACGCAAATACGATGAAACAAGTGAATTTAAGCCAATACCACCTAACGAATATGTATCTTGGTTTGATGGAGTCCAGAAAAACATTGCTAAACATTTGGCTAAAGATGGCTCATGGTTTTTAAACATCAAAGAGCATTGCCAAGATGGCCAGCGTCATTTGTATGTCAAAGATTTAACGTTGGCACATTGCCGCCAATGGGAATGGTTGTTTGTTGATGAGTTTATATGGTCACACAGCGGAACACCTAAAGCAGTCAAACAACGATTCAAGAATGGATGGGAGCCAATATTTCAATTCACAAAGAATAGGCACAAATTCAGGCCTGATAATGTTAAACACGCATCAAGCAATGTGCCAGAGTGGAATGGATTGCATCCAAATGCTGAGGACATTCAGCAATATGGAACAAAACAGGGCATGAGACGCAAAGGCGTAGACTCTCAGGCAATTAAACAGATTGGGTCTAATGCTGATAACCAGGGCAAAGGTTTACCCAACGGCGGAATTCCTAACCTCCGAGAATTATTCGCTTATCCATCAAACGTTCTATCCCTTGGAAAAAACAGAGAAGCCTTGGGACATCCCGCAGCATATCCAACCTCGTTGCCGAAGTTCTTCATTAGCGCGTTCAGTGATACTGATGATAGTGTTTATGACCCGTTTCTCGGATCTGGCACCACCCTAATCGCAGCCGAGCAACTGGGTCGCGAGTGCTACGGCATGGAGATCTCGCCGCAATACTGTGATGTGATTATTGAGCGTTGGCAGAATCTAACCGGCCAGAAGGCTAAGAGGGTGAAGGATGGCACCTAGAGGACGCAAGCCGCTACCGACTGCAATGCACGAGCTCAGCGGTGCATATCAGAAGAACCCAAAACGACGAAAAAAGAAAGAACCCGCTGCGCCTAAAGACTCACCAACCTGCCCGAGGTATCTGGATCGACTAGCCAAAAATGAATGGCGGCACGTGACCGGCCTGCTGGAAAAGATGAACGTTCTCAGTGCAGCGGATAAGTCAGCACTTGCGATCTACTGCGAGACCTACAGCGAATGGCGCAAAGCAATTGAGATGTGCAAGCAATACGGTGCATGGCAGGTAATCAAGAATAACCGGGGCGAGATTGACACAAAGCGGCACGAGTGGGATCGAGTGCGTGAGCGTACAGCAGACGCCTGCCGGCGGTGGCTGACTGAGTTCGGGCTGACGCCCAGTGCACGGACACGGCTGCAAGTGGAAGAAACGACACAGGATGATTTTGATGCGTTCATCAACCGATTTTCAACTGACAACTGATAGGCCTCGGCTTTCCCGGGTGCAGGTGCTTCGCGATGGCGAGTACTTCGGCACGTTCGATGATGCCAAAGTGCTCAGCGATCCTGACCACGGTGCGGTCTATTGTTTTGAGCACGGTGGACTTGTGGAGCACATAGCACACACTGCATTCTCTGCTGCGAGTTTTCGCGTGATCTATCCAGACGGCACTTTCATCGAGCTTGAGCTGGAGGTGATCGGCTTTGAAGGCCATGCCAGGCAATGCGACCGGCTGAAGCTGCTCTATGTCGGCCAGCATATCGATTGCGGCGAGCTCAGGGGGGCATTCAGGCTGTGACCATTGCTGCAATGAAAAAACGAGCAAAGGCTGAAGGCTGGTCAGACCGGATCTGCTCAGAGCAGGATCTGGCTGCCATCCGTGAGGGTTGCTGGTTTGATACCAATACAGCCAGCTTAGTCACAGAGTTCTTTGAGACGTATTTGCAGCATACAATGGGCGACCATGCAGGGCAGCAGTTTGAGCTGCTACCGTGGCAGCGTGAAGTGCTTGAGACGCTGCTGGCGTGGAAGCGTGAAGATGGCTCAATGCGTTTCAAAAAAGGCTGGATATGGACAGCCAAAAAGCAGGGCAAGTCAACGCTCTCAGCCGGCCTCTGCTTGTGGTACTTGCTCACCTGTGGAAAGCGTGGCGAGACGTATGGCGTGGCTCATACTCGCGATCAGGCGGGCATCATCTACCGTGAGGCTGCGGCAATGGTCAAAGCGTCCAAGGCCATCGGTGGAAAGCTCCGGGTGCTTGATTCTAAAAAGCGAATTCTGCACCCGAGTAACGGCAGCTTCTATCAGGCACTGGCCGGTGAAGCGTGTGCCCGAGGCGTTGAAGGTATCAACCCGAACCTCGTGCTGTTTGACGAGATCCATGCCCAGAGAAGTCGCGTGCTTTATGATGCGTTGGCGTATGCGTCAGCGGCTCGGAGGAATTCGATGCTGCTAAGCGTATCAACCGTTGGCGTGGCAGATCGCTCGCTGATCTGGTGGGAAGGCTACGAGTACACAAAGAACCTACAGGCAGGGACTATCACTGATCCGTATACGTTCGGTTATCTCAGGCAAGCAGAGGAAATCTGTGCAGATGACTTTGAGGCGTGTGGAGAGCCGGAGCAGTGGCACAAGGCCATGCCATCTCTAGGCGTGACCGTGACCGAGGAAACGATCCGGCAGCACTACATTGAAGCCAAGAACTCGCCGGCGAAGCAGAACGCCTTCAGGCGGTATCTGCTCAACATACCGACTGCCGCAGTTGATAAGGTTGTGCCGATCCACCTTTGGCATGAGTGCTCGATGGATGAGCCGGAGCTGGTCGGTCGTGAGTGCTTTGGCGGTCTTGATATGGCAAGCCACGAAGATCTCAGCGCGTTCGTTTTATATTTTCCGGCAGGCAACGAGGATCAGCGTGCGTTCGTGTTGCCATTTATTTTCTGCCCAAGTGGTAAAATACGCGAAAGAGAAGCGGCGGGCATGGCCTTCTATCGGCAATGGAAAGATGAGGGCTGGCTGATGACAGCCGGAGAGTCTCGCGTGGATCATCGAACGATCCAGCAGGTGATTCGTGAGTGCTGTGATCTCTACAACGTCACAGAAATCGGTTTCGATCCGTGGGGTGCTGACGGCGTTGTGAATGAGCTAATTGATGAGGGCACCCCAATGATCGCTGTGAGCCAAGGTTTAGCAGGCATGACCCCAGGGACACGGGCACTGCTGGACGACATCAGCGAAAAGCGGATCTTTCACGGTGGCAACCCGGTGATGAGTTGGTGCTTGAGCAATTGCACGGCTGATCAAAAGGCAGACGGGCTTGTGAGATTCAATAAGCATAAATCGGCAGACAAAATTGATGCAGCGGTGGCTCTGGCGATGGCCAGAGGTCGTGAGCTTGCTGCATCACAATCAAAAGTGGAGCCAGAAATCTTTTTCTGAGGTTGAGTGATGAAAATACTTGAACGAATTCGCGGCTGGTTTGGCGGCAGCACGTACGAGAATCCGCAGGACTGGTTCTTTCAGACGGTCGGTGCTCGCACTGATAGCGGTGTGCGTGTCAACCATGACACAGCGTTGACGCTCAGCTGGGTCTGGCAGGCTGTGCAGATCATCAGTAATGACATCGGCAGACTTCCGGTGCTGTGTTACGACCGGAGTGACCCGGACAACCGCCGGCGAGCTATCCACCATCCGGCATACAAGCTGATGAAACAGCGACCGAATCCCTACATGACGCCGAAAGTGCTGCGGCAGGTAATAACCGCAAACGCACTTCTCCACGGCAACGGCATCTGCGTGATCGTTCGTGACGGTCGTGGTGCACCTCTTGAGATCTATCCACTCAATCCATCTGTGACCCGTCTGGAGATGGTTGACGGTGAGCCGGTTTACATCACGAAACTAGGTGAGGAAAAAGAGGAAACGGCTTTGAGTTATCGAGACGTGCTGCACATCAAGAATCTGAGCACCTCTGGCTTCTGGGGTCTGGATACTCTCAGTTATGCGCGGCATTCGTTTGGCCTCGGTCTGGCCAGTGAAAAGCATGGCAGCAGCCACTTCAGCAACAATGCCCGACCGAGTGTGGTGCTGCAAAGTGATGGCAACATTGACCAAGCCAAAGCACAGCAGATCATTGCAGGCTGGGAGGCGATGCACAAAGGCGTAAATAATGCAGGCAAGACTGCTCTGCTCACAGGCGGCTTGAAGGCTCAGGTGCTTTCGATGAGCAACGAGAACGCCCAGTGGCTCGAGTCTCGCAAATTCCAACGCCAAGAGGTGGCCAGCTGGTTCCTCTTACCGGCGAGCAAGCTAAACGATGACAGCACGGCCACCAGTTACAACTCAATTGAGCAGCAGAATCGAGCGTATGCAGATCAGACGCTGATGAACTGGATCGTCAACTGGGAGCAGGAACTAAATGAGAAGCTACTGACGCCACGCCAGCGAATGGCTGAGAGTCATGAGTTTGAGTTTCTCACTGCCGGGCTTTTGCGTGCGGATCTGGTCAGCCGGTATCAGTCTTATCAAATCGGAATCAGCAGCGAGTTTCTTTCGCCCAACGAAGTGCGAAAGCTCGAGAACATGCCGCAGCGGATTGATGGCGGTGGAGATGTCTACCGGAACCCGAACACGAAAAGCGGTGAAGCGCAGAAGGATCAAGGCGCAATTGAGCAGGAAGAAGCAAGGCCAGCGGAGGATCCAGAGGCAATGGCTAAGCTGAAAATTAAGTACACGCCGGAACTGCAAGACGCTCTGAGAGATCTGGTGCGTGATCGCGTTGATCGAATGGTGCGGCTCGAAGCAAACAAGATCAAACAGGCAGCGGCCAGCGGTGGAAACTTCTTGGCGTGGGCTGAGATGTTTTATGATGAGCACGCGAAGAAGGTACACGATGCACTGTGGCCATGTTTTAACGCTGTGAGGGCTGCGAACCTCGGCGGCGTTTGTGATTTTGACGCGATGGTGAGCGAGCACATTGAGCGAGGCGTTGAGCGACTTCTGGCAGTGACCGGATCCTGCAAGCAGGACGAGCTTGCCGGGGCAATTCAAAAGGAACTGGATTCCTGGCACAAACGAACGGACGAAACAACAACCCTGATCATGGAAGGCTAAACAATGGAACGAATCTATATCTACGGCAGTATCGGCTGGGACATTGACGCGCAGTATATGCGGCTTGCTCTTGAGGAAGCTGAAGGTGATATTGAGCTGAGAATTAACAGCGGAGGCGGTGACGTGTTTGAAGGGCAGGCGATCTACAGCCTGCTTGAGGATTACCGCAAACGAAACTCAGCGCGAATCATCGTGCACGTGGATGCACTTGCCGCCAGCATTGCGTCAATCATCGCGATGGCCGGCGATGAGATCATCATGAGTGACGGTGCACTGCTTATGATCCACCAGCCGTGGACGCCTGAAAGTGCTGGCAATGCGGCTGAGCTGCGTGAGACGGCTGAGGTGCTCGACAAGGTTGCAGAGACACTCGTGACCATTTATGAGAATCGCACCGGGCTTGATCGCAGTACCATTGTGAGTCTGATGGATGAGGAAACGTGGCTCACTGCAAGCGAAGCCATCAGTTTCGGATTCGCTGACACGCTCGCCAGTGAATCAGATGTGACAGCTGCATCAATCAAGATGTTCAATTATATCAACGCTCCGAACTGGATCGCGGCAATTGATGAGCAGGTGAAAGCACCGGAAAAGCAGGCGAAAGCACGGCGAAGCATCGCAGCTGCCCGGCTCGCCCTTTCACGTTGTTGCAATAAACCCTTAAAACATTAAAAAGAAGATATAGGCATCGGAGAGCTCTAAAGCCTTTTGTTTCGGTGCTGGTGATTTGTGCAACTCTATAGCGGCACGCGGAGCGGACTTGTTTATTCAATGACCGCTGGCGGTGTTGCTTTGTTGCTCCGCCAGCACACAAAGAAAAGGTTTCAAAATGTTAGAGCAAACGAAAGAAAGAATCGCTGACCTTCAAGACGAAGTGCAGGCGATTGTAAACCTCGCGGAAAACGATGACCGCGAACTCAATGACGATGAAAGCACTCGAGTCGATGAATGTCTGGCTGAGATCCAGATCCTTCGTGAAAACGAGCAGCGGCTGGAAAAGGTCGAATCTGAGAAGCAGCGAGTTGCACTGGCACGCCAGCCGCAACAACAAGATGCTCCGAAGATCCTGCCAGCCATTCCAAAGGCCAAAGCACGCCTGCACGCTTTCAAAGGCGAACAGGCTGAGCGTGATGCTTACCATGCCGGCCAATGGATCAAAGCTCAATTCTTGAACGATGCAGCTGCCAAGCAGTTCTGCAATGATCACGGCCTGATTCTCGGTGCTCAGACAGGCGGCACAAACTCCGAAGGTGGATTTTTAGTCCCTGACCCTCTTAGTGATGCGATTATTGACGTGCGTGACTCGGTGGGCGTTGCTCGCCAGATCTCGCGAGTAATTCCAATGACCAGCGACACACTGAGTGTTCCAAAGCGCAGCGGTGGCCTGACGATTGATTACCCGAGCGAAGCTGGCAGCATCACTGCAAGCGACAAAGCATGGGCAAACGTATCGCTGGCCGTTAAGAAGCAAGCCACACTTTCCAAAGTGTCAAATGAGCTTCTCGCTGATGCAGTCATCAACGTTGCTGACGATCTCGCCAGTGAGATCGGATTTGCTTTTGCACAAGCCTCAGACAATGAGCTTATCAATGGCGATGGGTCGAGCACCTATGGATCCGAAACTGGTGTGATTTCAGCACTTGGCGCAGCTGGCAAAGTAACACTAGATTCTGGCGAAACAAGCCAGAGCTCAGTGACACTTGCTGACCTGCACTCAGTGGCCGGGAAACTTGGCGACAAGCACCATGCTCAGGCTGTCTGGGTTATGAACCGCAGCTTTTACTCAAACGTTGTGCAGAAGCTCATCTATGCTGCGGGCGGTAATACCGTGAGCGACATTGCCGGCGGTAGTGGTGCCAGCTTGTTTGGTTATCAGGTTTATCTGACTGAGCAGATGCCAGCAGACGCTGCTGATAAGTGCATCGCACTTTTCGGTGCTTTTGTGAATGGCGTGGTTATCGGTGACCGTGATGGCGTTGAAATTGCAATGAGTGATTCTGTGTACTTCGCAGATGACTGCATGGGCATCCGTGCAACTGCTCGCAATGACATCAACGTTCATGACGCTGGTGATGGCTCAGACGCTGGAGCAATCGTTGGATTGTTTACGGCAGCTAGCTAGTCAAAAGCATCAGCCTTTGAGGGGAGTTACTATGCAGCTTTTATTCTTAAAAGACTGGCGCAGTTTCAGGGCTGGAGCAGAGGCAGAGGTGGACAACGCCGTGGCCGAGTTATTGACTCGGCGCGGCTTTGCCATCTCGGCACCTAAACCAAAACCAAAACAACGCAAGCGAAAGGCCAGCGATGGCACTAACAGCGCACAGAGAAGCCGTAAGCGTTCAGCCAGCAATTGAACCGCTGACGATTGAAGACGCTCGAATGCACTGCGATCTTGATGATGCGTATCATGACGGATCACTGAGCCGGCTGATCACAGCTGCTCGGGTCAAGGTTGAGCAGGACACTCGGCTCGCACTCATCAATCAAACGCGCGTGATGAAGTTTGACGCATGGCCAAGGCAGACGATTATTGAGCTGCCCGTGGCTCCGCTGCAAAGCGTGAGCAGTGTGACCTATGTTGACACGCTCGACAGCACGCAAA